CATCTACACAACCACAGGCGGATTCCAGATTGTCAGTACGGCGGCAGGAATTAACGCCTCTGGCGGCAGCTACATTTTCCTCGCCATTGCATAAGGACAACACATGAGCACCAAGTACCCCGGCGGGATTATTACGAAGAATTACGTAGCGCCTACACCATCGTCAGCGCCGGGTATCTGGACGCTTGACCAACAAGAACAAGCGCAGCAAGCTGGCATCTGGCCCTTTGGCGGTCCGTTTAATTACATTGAAGATGTTTTCTCGACGTATCTCTATACGGGTAATGGTTCTACACAGACAATTACCAATGGAATTGACTTGTCTACCAAAGGTGGGTTGGTTTGGATTCGCAGAAGAGGTTCTGCTACAGACCACCATTTGGAAGACACTGTTCGTGGTGCAACTAAATACCTGATAAGCAATACGACTGGTGCAGAACAAACAAACGCAAATGCCATAACCGCATTCAACAGTACTGGGTTCTCGCTAGGCTCATACGCAGATGTGAACAGTAACACTGGAAGTTTTGTCTCATGGACATTTCGCAAACAAACAAAGTTCTTTGATGTTGTGACATACAGTGGAAATGGACTCAGTACTCAGGCTGTTTCGCATTCTCTTGACTCCGTCCCCGGTTGTGTGCTTATTAAACGTACAGATTCCGCAGGTACAAGCTGGTATGTTTGGCATAGAAGCCTGACTAATGGTGATTATTTAATTTTAGATGGAACTAATTCCGCCACAGCCGGGTCTCCTAGTGTTTGGCCCTTAAGCCCAGCCACAAGTTCAACATTTACTGTTGGTCAAGCCTCTGGGGTAAATGTTGTAGGTGGCACTTATGTCATGTATTTATTTGCCCACAACGCCGGTGGCTTTGGCCTGACGAATGCGGACAATGTGATTAGCTGTGGGTCTTATACAGGCAATGGATCAACTGTCGGCCCAACTGTTACGCTTGGGTATGAACCACAATTTGTTATGGTTAAGAATTCAAGCAATACAGCTAACTGGGTAATGTTAGACAATATGCGTGGGATGCCAGACCCAGCAGTTAGTAATGATGCTCTGATTTATGCAAACACTTCCGGAGCAGAAATATCAAATAATTGGATGGGTATTACTGCAACAGGTTTCTATCCATACGGCGCTAATGCTACCGTCAACGCATCTGCTAATAACTACATCTACATAGCCATCCGCAGAGGCCCGATGAAAGTGCCTACGGATGCGACTAAGGTGTTTACACCAACAAAAGCCACCTTTAGCGGAACGACAGTAACTGATACTGGTTATGTGGTTGATATGGCAATTAATAAAAATGGTACTGCCACAACAGGTAATAACTTTGTTTTTGATAGGCTTCGAGGCTCAAACAACAGTACAGAACAACAAACAATTTCTACAAACACTACTTCTGCTGAAGTAGCATCTTCTGGTCGTGTGGCTTTGACTGGAACAACAACCATTCAGAATGGTTTTCTTGAACAAAATACAGTTGCCAACAACATCGTTTGGTCATTTGGTCGCGCCCCTAGCTTCTTTGATGAGGTTTGCTATACGGGTACGGGAAGTGCAACTACGTTTAGCCATAATTTAGGCGTTGCTCCTGAGTTAGTAATTGTAAAAAAACGTAGTGCAGCATCAACTACAGGATGGCTTATTGGCGCTAGTACGCTTGGTTATGCAAATAAATTATATTTAAACTTAACCAATGCAAGTGCCGCTGATTCAACTGCATGGAATTCAACAGCACCAACATCAACAGTATTTAGTGTAGGAACAAATACTGATTCAAACGCTTCAGCAGCAACTTTTGTGGCTTACTTGTTTGCCACTTGTGCTGGCGTAAGCAAAGTAGGAACTTACACAGGCAATGGAACAACTCAAACCATCGACTGTGGCTTTGGTGCTGGTGGCGCTAGGTTTGTTCTTATCAAACGTACAGACAGCACTGGTGATTGGTACGTCTACGACACAGCCCGTGGTATGACTACATTGACAGACCCATATTTGCTTTTAAACAGCACAGCGGCTGAAGTAGCAACCCTTGGCTCAGTGACCACAGTATCAACAGGCTTTGCACTGAATTCAACCATTCTTGCGGCTATCAACGTCAGTGCCGGCACTTATATCTTTCTCGCAATCGCTTAAAGGAGCAAATCATGGAAATTCGTATGCGTAACACTGGTCAATTGATGACATCAGATGAATTCAACCGAGTTGTCTGCACATTGCCAATCACACCAGATGTTTTAAATCAACACAACGCCGACCCAGTTTTGGAAGGTCCATACCCATCAGCCGGACGCTACCAGATCGTGGTGCGTGATGGCGTGACTAACGTCGATGGTCAGTGGTTCACCTTCTACAAACTGGTTGATCTTGACGCAGATGGTATCGCTGCTAAAGATGTGGAACAAGCTAAGAGCATCCGCCAAACCCGTGATGAAAAATTAAAGGCGTTGGACTGGACTCAAGGCAAAGACATAGCTGAATCAGTTAGTGGCCCTGCTGCCACCCTGCGCCAAGCCTTGCGCGATGTACCTACGCAAGCTGGCTTCCCTTGGGACATTACTTGGCCTGATGCGCCCTAATCACCAAGAAACTTTTGGGGCCATAAATTGATCCGCTCAGCATCCTTTTTGCAGCTAACGCTTGCGTTGCCGCTATCAAGCAGGGGTGCAAACTCTATAAAGACGCCAAAACGTCTTTCATGGAAATCAAGAAAACTGCTGATGAGGTTGTCTCAGATGTCAAAGCAGTCAGAGGATTCTGGGCAAAGCTCTTCGGAACGCCCGCCTCAAGCCCCAAGCCTGTGGCGAAAAAGAAGGAAGCCTACGTTGCCGTTGACGAAACCCAAGTCATGGCAGACATCGTTACCCAGCTTTCAACGTTCTTTAAGTTGCAGGAACAGCTTGCTGACCACATAAGGGAAGAGGAAGAGAAGAGCAAGAATGTCTACGACCCTGATGCTAACCTAATGGAAGCCGCCCTGAAGCGGGTAATGGCTCAAGACCAGATGGCTGCGTTGGAGGTGGAGATCAGAGAGGCAATGGTGTACGGCGCTCCTAAAGAGATGGGGGCTTTGTATAGCAAAGTTTTTGATATGCGCGATGTCATTAAAGTAGAGCAGGACAAGGCAAGGAAGAAACGGGATGATGAGTCATGGCAACGCAAAGAGGAGGAGCGGCTCCTAAAAGAAAGGCAGGCGTATCTGCTGGCGACTTTCCTATTCCTCCTATATATGTGGTTGCTCCTCGGCCTCTTGCACAGGATTGGGAGATAGTTGTGGGCTGGATTGCTGCTTGTGTTCTTGCTGTGTTACTGCTTCCGCTCCTTGGGATGTTGTACATGGACGTGCAGCAAACAAAGCACGAGGCCAAACAGCAGATAGAAAAAATGGAAAAAGTACGCAAAGAAGTTGAAAAGGAAAGGAAGAGCCAGAATGAGTGAAGAAAAAATACAAGCAATGGAAAGCAAGGGCGCGTTGATTGAGAAAATCACGTTTGCTTTGTTGCCTTTATTGTTTTCTTGCGTTGTCTACCTTATGTCTGCGCTGTCCAATCTAGCCCATGAGGTGACCATCCTTAACAGCAAAATTAGTTTAGTGGTGACTTCAGACAATAAGCAAGCCAGCAATACAGGCGCTGAGTTGGCTAGGGAAAAGTTACGCCAAGACCTTGAGAAAGAGATTCAGCGCAATCGAGACCAGATTGCTGAGAACCGAATGCACATTGCCATCTTGGAAGAAAAAGTGGTGGTAAACAAACCTATAAAAACTCTGACAGGAAAGGACTAACATGATCCCAATAGTCGCATCCCTCCTAGGTAGCCTAGCCCAAAACGGGTTAACACTACTCTCTAGTGCCATCCAAGCCAAGGGCAAAGAGGTGGTAGAGAACACGTTGGGCGTAAAGATCCCCGACAACCCGACCGCAGAAGACGTTAGCAACTTGCGCCAGCTTCAGTTTGAGCACGAAGAACGCCTGCTCGAGCTGGGTATTGAGAAGGCAAAGATGGAGCTGGCTGAGTTGGACTTGTTGGCAAAAGCCGCTCAGAACGATGCTGACAACATCACAGACCGCTGGCAAGCGGATATGTCATCTGACTCTTGGCTGTCCAAGAATATCCGTCCTATGAGCCTTATAGCCATCTTTTTGGGGTATTTCTTGTTTGCCATGATGTCAGCCTACGGATTAAACGCAAATGAGTCCTACGTTACCTTGTTGGGTAACTGGGGAATGCTCATTATGGGTGCATATTTTGGTGGTCGCACAGTTGAAAAGCTGGCAGAAATGAGGAAGAAATGAGCCTAAACACCGAACAA